AAATTCGCCACGCTGGACGTATTGAGAGAGGTCTATTTGCGGTTGCTCCGGCTGTTCGGGCGCAACCTCCTGCACCTCTGCAAATTGAAATATGCGGAAAGTACAGCTACCGACATTATCAGCGGATTTTACATAAAAATACGGCTCATTGTTATCCATCATCCAAACGGTTTGTCCAGGCTGTACAATCTGGTTCTTTGCACCGTCAATGCCGGAGACTCTAATCCAGTCTACGTTTTGCGCCGGGGCCGGTGTGCTCTGCTGTCCCCAGTTACCGCCTTGTGGCTGATTATAAAAGCTCTGCATAATGTTTGCCTTGCGCTGTTCGTATTCCCTTTCTAACTGCGCCATCTGCTGATTCAGTGCCGGATTCATTGTTAATGCCATCTGAACGCCCTCCGATTTCTTTCTATGGGTAAATTTTCGCATAAAAAAAGAGCCAATAACAGTACCGATAAGTACCGTTTTAGGCTCTAAAAAGTTGGCAAAAAGTTCTCAAAAAGTTACTGATTTTGTATCACATTTTTCCAGTATACGTTTTCTATCCATTCATCCATACGTTTTGCGTTTGAAACGCTCAATACTTTCCTGTTTACTCTTTGACTTAATTTCTTTATATCTTCATATTTTAGGATTTCCGCACATCTTTCAAGAGGTATGTTCTTTCTCCTAAGTTCAAACAAAGCTGCTTCTCTTTCATCAAAATTACAAAATGTACGATAATATTCAATTTGTGGCAAATTCAAATCATATACTTTCAAATCAAATACCTACTTCTTTTTCCTTTTTGCTGTTCCCTTGTTTTTACCGTTTTTCTTTGTTCTGCTCCGTGTTATCTTTGTTTTTGCCATCGTTTATAATCTCCATAATCTCATTGATTTGCTCCGGTGTAATGTCGGAACTGATTACATTTCCTTCGCTGTCAATCAGTGTATAAACTCCGTTCTGCTCGATACTACTTGTAAAATCATACTGATTCAGATACCAAACAAACGCAAGAACCACAATCACTATTGCTAATAATTCAGCTACATTTACTTTTACCATAGCGATAAATGCCTTGAACCATCTTTCGTTATTATCCCTAGCATCCGATAAAAGTTCGTATGAAAATACTTTGTTTTCCTCTTCTTCCTTCACATTATCCCTATTTTCCATTCCAAAACCTCCGCTCTGTATTTCCCTCATTATAGCAATTTTAGGGAGGGGTTGCAATCAATCTTTCGGATTTTCTCCCCAATCCAACGCCTGACCGCAGTCAGGGCAATAATTGTATGTTGAAACATCTCCATTATTACGATTTTTCACAACCTCTTTGCAGTTCGGGCAAAGCGTAACACTGAATCCGTAATTATCAGACAAACAACCGTCACAGCTTTCTTTCTCACACTCTGCACAGTTTGGAGTTATGACAGGACTCTTTGGCGTCTGCTTTTTGAGTGCTTCAACCGCTGTATCTATTGCAGGTTTTAATTTTCTCCATGCCGTACCGTCACATTTTAGCGTTCCAATACTTGTATTTTTATCCGTCAATACTTCGATTGCTTCTCTTGCTTCCATTCTTCCTATCCCCTTTCCCAAAAATAAATAACGCTTTTCCCGGACGAATCCCAAGTATCATAGAACAGACCGTCTACCACCGTCACAACATGGCTGTCAAGACCCAAAACATATGTACCATGTGGGAAGTTACAGCAGAATTTGTAAACGTCCATAGGGAAATCTGGCTCGCATCTTCCGTATCCGTTCCGTTTTAGGTATTCCCCCCAAACAGCATTAGAAGAATTGCACCCGTCCGCCATTTCAAAGGCTATATCGCACAAATCCCAAAATACTATATCCCATGTGCGTCCGGTGGCTTTGCAGCAGGCTCGAATAGCACAGTCACCAACACGGTTTCCCGGAATGGGATTAGGATTATACTCAATCCATCTTTTCATCATCATACCCCCATATATCTGCCTCCTGTTTTAAATTATATACCTCTCGGTCAAAACATTTGTACCATTTTTACCCAAAATGCAACGCCCTTTTCTAAATTTGAAGTAAAAATGAAGTAGCAACGCCCTTTTCTGTATCCCAAAAGCCCTATATAACCAAAATTTTTTAAAATTTTAGCACTCAACCCTTGACAGTGTTATAAATCTTGAAATACATTTCCATAGCGTTCCAAAGCTTCATTTTTAGGCTATTTTATAGTGACGTAAAAATATAAAGTCTCTCATTCTTTCGCATACTGTCTCATACTTTTTCAAAATTTGAAGTAGTAAATGAAGTAGTGAATCACACAACAAACCTTGTGTTTTCTAGCTTATCCATTTCCTTCCGTTTCCGCTCTGCCGAGACATGGTTATATACATCCATCGTTACAGATATTTGACTATGGCCCATGATGTACTGTAAGACTTTTGGATCCATTCCAGCCTCTGCCATCCGGGTACATCCTGTATGGCGAAGGATGTGGGCCGATATGTGTGGAAGCCTGATTTCCGCATCCTCAGAATAGTTGTACTTATTCACAATATTTAGGAGCATATTGTTGACCGCGCTTGGCATAATCGGATTCCGGTTTTTGGTAGAAAACACAAAATCGCTGTATCCCCCTATTTCAACATCGGTTCTTCTCCCACCTGAAAGTTGTTGCTCCCTTTGGGCCTTTAGTGCCCCATGCACATCCGCAGTCATGGGGATGATTCGGATTCCAGAATCCGTTTTGGGGCTGCTTGCATAGAATCCATATCTATTATTCGTCTTCTTGTATATCAACTGATGATTTATGCTCACTTCTCTGTTTTTAAAATCCACATCTTTCCAGGTAAGACCAATCGCTTCCCCGCACCGAACCGCTGTTCCAATCATAAATACCAGCATTGGATAATGAATGGAATATACGCCGTTCTTTCGGACGAATTTCAGAAAAACTTCTTGTTCCTGTATTGTGAGGGCCTCTCTCTCATTTGCATCTTTACTAAATCCGTCCAAGCAACCTTTGCAGGGGTTTTTTCGCACAACATCATCGTCAATCGCAAGTTCAAAGCACGGAGAAATCATCCCGTTAAAAGCTTTTATGGTAGAGAATTTAAGGCCTCTGTCTGACAAAGAGTTGTAAAATCTTAATATATCCGACTTCTTTATATCGCAGAGTCTCTTTTTCCCAAGAGGGTTATCCCGAACATTTCCATTCCATAGGTCTGTATAGTTCTGCCTAGTAGAATCAGATAACTGCACCTTCAAAGACATATATTTATCAAATTGACTATTCAACGTGATTTCCGCACCAAGAGTATCTATATTTTCCTCCAAGTCCTTTTTTATTTGCTTCTCTCGCTGTCTTAGATCTGATAAGTTATTTGCATATATAGACTTTCTTTTTTTAGACGCGGTATCCATATACTGGAAGACATACAGCCCGTCTTTCCTCTGGCTCTCCCCCTTTTCCAATACTCTTCCTTTATTATCTTTTCTCCTCTGCATGTGAATTCCCTTTCTAAATCAAAAAGGGCGCCGCATATATATTTTTTACCATAAGCAACACCCTTTTTCAATCCTTTATAACACTTTGGAACGCTTCGGAATTCTATATAACTTCTTTGTTTAGTATGTATCGTTCAAACTTTTGCCTTTTTATCAGCGAATAAGCCCCTTTTTTAAGGGTGAAATCGCAGTCTGGCTCCTCCATCAGCTCCCGTATCCTGTTGGATCCGATGTTACTGTATTCGGCTGCCTCGTCAACCGTGAGCAGCAGCTTTTGCGGTATTGGAACTACTTCTTTAGATCTCACTTATATCCCTCACTTTTCAATAATATTCGCGATAGCATCAAATCTTCTTGCTTTCTCTTTCAAAACTTCAAAATCTTCTTCCTTCACGAAGTATAAAGTTTGCTCGTTGATTCTTTTCACAAAATCTTCTAGTGTACCCCTCTGGTCGATTTCATTTATTTTGATACGCTTAATCAAAGCGAGTTCTTTCTCACACAGGTTTGCCCACATTACATTTAGTTCGTCCTCCATCAATTCAGGGTCGTTTTTAATTCTCTTGACTTCCCTTTTTAAAAGCTTTTCAGAAATTAATGCAGCTGACATATTATCCCCTCCTTATCATTCATTCTTATACCTCCTTGCTCCCTTGTTCGCTTGCTTTGTCTGCTAAAGTTTAGGCATAACAGGTACTTGCATAGTGCCCATAATTCCTAAACGATAAGATAATAAAGAACTTTGCAATTCCTTCTGTTTTTGAAATTCTTCATTTACCATTCTTTGTTTGTAATCACTCACAAGCAACTCAACTTTTTGTTCAAGCGTTCCGTTTTCAAGAATATCTCTGATTGTATCATTTAATTCTTTTGTATTTTTCAAAAGTTCGGCTTGTGGGGAAACCGCTTCTTTTTCTGTTTTAAGTTCGCTCATTTTCTTTTTTATACCTCCTTGCACCAGAATTACTCCGCTTTGTTTGCTCCCTGCCGAAATCAGCCTTTTTGATTGCCAACATATAGCCGCTCTTGGTCGATATGCAATTCATTCCGTTTACAAAATCTCTCATATTCCCCAAACTGCCTATCAAACAACGCCCTAACCTCTGACAATTCCTCTTTCATTGCGGCAATAGCATCTTCATCATGCAAAGCTTGGACAGAGTGCTTAATATTATACATTCGCTTCTTTGTATCTCTGATACGCCGCTCCATTGCCCGCTGTTTCTGATAAAGGTCGTATTTCTGTTTGTTTTCCTCATTGCCATAGTCTTTGTATGGATTGCTGTTTCCGGGATAGCGCATATGCATTGTATGTCTGCAATTTGCCCCGCATAAACCTCTTACCGTTCCATACCCGGTAACTTCCACCAAATCAGGATATTTTTTTTGCTTTCTAAATTTCCGAAAAAACTCCTTTATCTTGCCAAAAATATTCTTTTTTGGTTCTTCATATCCCATCTTTTCCAGCAAAGAATCAGATATAGAATATATTTTACCTTGCCATGATTGGTGATTAGCCGGTTCGTCCTTATCGGTATACCTCGCCCCTATATGGCTACTAACAAGTACCGTTCTCAATCCTGCATTGGCACATTCTGTCAGTGTAATCTCTGCCTTAGCTTGGTTTATCCCAGTTAGCACGCACATTCTAACAGCGGCTTCAACGGTCATTTTGCGTCCACCATTATATACAACATGGGTTCCGTATTTCGACACTTCGGTTATCGCTTCCCTAATTGCTGTATTCTTATCAACTCCATGCGTAGCCTTCCACCATGCCGCATCACAGGACTTCATAAACTGCTGGTTCATGTCCGCCGCCGTAGTGTGCGTTAGGTTGCGTATCTCACCCCTTGTGCGCTTATATGCCGTATATAACAGCTTCTTTTCACTCTCTGTCAAATGTTCAAGGCGTGGGGCTTTGCCGACAAAATCCTTTAATTCCTTGTCAGATTCCACCATATCAGCCACAGATTTATTGATGTCCTCATTGATTTCATATCCGGCTTTTAGAAATGCTTCACGGATTTTCTTTTCAACACCAGGCAGACGTTTTCCGATTTCCTTTTCAATGTCAGATGCCAATATGCCGGATTGCTCATTTAACAGCTTTAATCTTTGCACATTGGACGGAATAATCTTTATTTCACCCTCTGATTCAAAAAGATTGACAATCGAATCAATCACTTTGTTTGTCAGATACATGTTGAATTCAGAAGCGGCGGCGTGACTGCTTTCCACCAATTCATTCAGATATTCTGGTGTAAACATTCCTACTCCTTTTTGAATCCATTCTTCGCCGCTTCAACAATCACTTCTTTTTCATGCTCTGCGGTGTATCTCGCCCAGTCTCGCACTGCATCAGGGTTTTTATACTGCAATAGCCGCGTGGTCGGTACTTTTTCCACTCCCGGCCGGCTCCAATGCCCATACTCCGGCGTATAAAAAGAACCTTTACCGGTCTTTGGGTCTGCGTACATGATGCCTGTATGCTGATAATGCCCATATGGTACGCCGTTCGGGTTATAGGCATATATAGCGCCTCTTTCTCCGTTTGTTTCGTTAAAAGCCTTAATATCTGCCCTTAATGCCCCTCCATCTTCCCCAGGGACGTGCTGAAGCATTCTGGTAAGAAATTCGTTGTCAAGTGCGTCCTGCGCTTTATCCAGCTTGATTCCAAAGCGTGTCATGTTGATATTTACAGACACGCCACCCTCATTGACGTTGATATTCAGTTTTTTGAATAAATTTCTGAAATAGTTCTTTCCGATTGCCACGCTTTCACACCCTTTCAACATTCCCTATGTGCTGTCTGATTCTCATTATGACGATTCCTCTTGTTCTTTTAATAGCTTTTCTATCTGCTCTTTGTCCATATTTTTGCAAATATCCCACAATCTATCAAATATGGGCCGAAATACCTTTACAGCCTTATAGAGAATCCTCTTGGCTTCTATAACCGTCATTCCTTTGGATTCTATTTTCGACTTATCTTTTTCATCTAAAATAATTACCATTCCCTATTCCTCCCCAAACAATCCTTCCTTCGGCTCATTCTCGCTCTTGGCTTCTTTCGCTACTGCTTTTGCTTCTTCCTCGCTCATTCCCTCAAACTTGACATAATACAGCCACAGAGGGTATTTCCCCAGCGTCACATACTGCCAATGCCTTGCTCTATCCTCTTCCCAGTTGTATGTTATATCGCCAAAATCATAATTGACTTCATACACTCCAACCGGCGCAAGGCTGTATATATCTGCATACTTATCCAGCGCATAGATCAGTCCATCCGTAGCCGTCTGGAAGCTGTCTCTAATCTGCTTTATGTACTGTATGGTCTCCCGGTCGTCTGCTTCTACCTGTGTGGCGGTAACGTGCCCAGTTCTACCATTAAGGACAAACTGCCCTGTACTGTACCCACACTTCACGCCCACAAGGTTTAAAAAGTGGTCTATGCCGCTCAATCTGTCCGCTGTCTGTAATGCAGGGTTTACTTCGTGGTATTCGTCCCCTGTGTTGCTGCCGGGAAGAATGCGCGCCCATCTTGGCAATGCTTTCCCGGTCTTATCCACCGCACCGCCGGGAGAGAACCGGCTACGCACCGGCCGGCCGGGTTCATCTATCAGCATATCCCCCAAAAACGTAATCTTCTGGCTATCGAATATTTCATCTTCAAGCCTTGTCCATGCAATATCAAGGCTCTTTAATTCCTTTTGAGCATTCGAGAAGATAGAAACGCCAAGCGGACTACTCATATCAATATTGTTTGACAGCGGCATTTTGAAGATAGAGAAAAGCGGCTGTTCGATATTCTCATAGGCAATATCTTCCTGCAAGTTCGCCCATACAGTCTCTTTTATATTGCATTCCTGCCCGATGCCATTTGCGCCGGTCGCTTTATATGTCTTATTAGTTATTCGGAAAATCCGAACATCTTCAGACACGTCCTCGAACCTTTGCCACTCAAGCCTTGTATAATACCACTTGTCCCCTGGCTCATGATAATGGTCGAAGAAGATACCGCCGTCAATCTTCCCGTCCGTGGCGTGCGTCGGGCAGAAATCCCAGGGCATGACGTAATCAATACCCTCGCCATTCGGCTTTAAGATGATATACCCAAATGCACAGGCTTTCTCACATTCCTCGTTCTTCATCCGGGCAATATAGGATTCCATAAAGCCATTAATCCAATCAGCCCTTGCAGAACCCTCTACCGTGATACCCAGTGCCAGCGTGGTAAGCCTTGCGGTTTCATTACACAGCTTCTTTGCAAAGTTAAAGGATTCAATGTCAATATTTCCCCTATCGTCCGGTAGCGTCCAGTCTGGCTTGCCCTGATAGATATTCACCCAATCCATCAGTGCCGCTTTCATCACATCACTTTCAATTGTCTCAACTCCAAATTTGTCCTGCGCTTCTTTCTGCCACAAACTGTCCCACCACCTTTTTATTGTTTGAATTATTCCCATTATGCGCTATTACCTCTTCTCATTGACAACGGACTTGTTGCATACCGCAAAGCGTCTATCCAGTGATTATCATGGTCCGGGTAAGCGTCAATGACCTCTCCGTTTTTATCTAAATCATGTTCATACTCCGTAAATTCTTTGTATGCCTTTGGGGTTCTAGCCGGGTCTATAACGATGGTCCGGCATTGCAACCATTCAAATGTACGTCTTACACTTCCAGGCCCCACGTTTGCCATTCTTGCCGAAAGTCCAGCGTCCCGGAAATCAACTGTATGTTCCTGCTCGTCTGCTCCGCAATATACAGTATAATCATCATATCCCTTTGCCTTTATCATTTTAGCCATTTCTGCCACTCTGATAAGTGGTCCGCCCATTTCATCAATAAGCATTACTTTTTCCGTGGCATGGCTATAGGAGCAACGTATAAAGGCTTTCGGGTCCGGGTCCCAGCCCCAGTCCTGCCCTTGATAAATTCTTTCTTGACGCGCTATTTCTTCGTCCGTTATGGTTCGTATCTCCAAATAACGGAATATTTCCGTCCCTAACCCTATTGGAACGCCTAAATACTCATGTTTGTATGCGTCTGGTTTTGTTTCTTTCAGGTGTTCAGCTTCTTCCAGAAAAGGCTTCTCCACCCATTCAATCGGAACCGTCTTATATGTGCTATGGTGGACCAGTCTGTTTTCCTTTGGTTCCGCCGCATAGGAGTTAGCCCAGTTCGCTTTGCTTATCGGCGGATTGAATGATTCAAACATGAATCCCATTTTACCGCCACGCAAAGCAGACTGCCTTATGTTTCGCATTTCCTCTGGTCCATCAAACTGGTCCAGCTCTTCCAGCCATAGAATACCAATATAGCCAAATTCCGGCGTTATGGACTTAACCTTTGTTGGGTCGTCCATTCCCCGGAAATATATCTTTTGCCCCGTGGCTTTTAAAGTAATCTCATAAGGGCTTACTGTCCACGCAAATTCCTCATCAAGTCCCTGTTTATGTATCGCCCATTTCATTTTTGCATATATGGAATCTTTTATAGTATTCGCAACTTTACGGCAAACAAGGGCGTGAACATCATGGTTATTCTTTAATATTTCAATGATTATCATTGCTATTGTTGTTGATTTTGAAGAACCACGTCCACCCTTAAATGTGTATTCTGTATATTGAAAATTCCGTATCATTCGGATAACAGAATGGAAGTTATCGGGGATTTCGTTAAGGTCCATGTGATACCCTTTAGCGTTCCTCGCTTCTTCCTCTGCCTTTTTCTTCGCTTCTTCTGCTTCTTTAATCCGTAACGCCTTTTCTAAGTCATTGGCAGCTTTTAGCTGATCAGATGTTTCAACGCCCAGCCCTAAGCTGCCTTTTTCCTCTCCCCGGATAATACGACTGCGAAACTCTTGTATCTCCTTAATGCTGCATATTTTTGCGGAATCAATCTCTTTTTGCCGTTCTGCCATATACTTCAAAATCTCAGGTTTTTTCAGGTTTTCACTTCCCATTGAGTACGCTGTCTTTTTGGAATATCCTGCACTAACAGCCGCAGCAGTAGCATTTCCGCCATTCTCTATGTAATTGTCTGCAAATGCTTTCTGCTTTGGAGTTAGCTTATCCATGTTACACCACCCATACAATCACCGATTTCATTCAATGCCGCCGGATTTTACGATTTCGATCGCTTCCGCTATAGCAGACATTTTACATCTAAAATAATCCGCCATATCGTTATCCACACAAGCTCTAAGCTGCTCTTCTCTTTTTAACAGCATTTCTTCCAACCGCTCCACAACCTTATCCAAGTTATAGGCGACAGGCTGTTCTTCAATCGCCTGTTCCAGATTTGATGTCAAATCAACCAACACATTGTTTCTCAAAGACTGCATCAATGCACTTCTGCTAATCAAATCATCACTCATTCTCCCTTACCCCTCTCCAATTCTTTCAATGTGGCTTTGGCGTCTTCTTTGGTGAGGAAGACGGTTTTGCCAAAATCAGAAAAGCTGAATTGTAGCATATGATCGTTTTTCAAATCAACATTTATAAAATTATTCACTCCATTTACTCCAATAAAAACAACCTTTGCTTCATACGGTCTATTTTTCGCCCTGATATGCCATCCCTGCATTGAATGATTTGTGTACACCGTATCCCCCACCGCACATGGCAGTTTAATCAGTCTGTTTTGCTCCTCTGCCTCTTTCCATTCCACAAACTTTTCTGCATCTTCTTTTTCAATGAACAACGCCAAATGATTAAGAGATTCCTTTATCTGACCTTTTTCATTCCAAATTCCCGCCCAGTTCATAGGTCTTACTGCATATCTGCCTCTATCTGTTTCAGAAATTATAAGTTTATCCATATTTCCCTTTCCCTCCACAATCCCCCTATTTCAGGACATTTCTTATCTCTTTGATATGTCCACGAATTGCAGACACCTTTTCTCCTTCCAAATCATCAACAGAATTGCCAACAGCTTCTTCCAAAACGGAAACCAAATTTATCAATTCTTCTGATGCATTATATTTCTTTAAAACTATCCTGTCAGAATCAGTAAATATTTCCATCGGAGTTCCCTCTGTAATTCCAACTTTTCTTCTTACCTCTTTGGGAAGTACGATTCTTCCCAAATCATCAACTCTGCGAATAATTCCCGTTGCTTTCATATTCTCCTACCTTTCCACACTCCCCCTAAATCCCCTAAAGGATAAAGTGGGACTAATTATATTTTACAGCAACTTAAAAATAGATTTGTACCATTTTTCAGCATTACCCTTGACATATCCTGTTTTTTGGTGTAGCGTATAATTGGGTTTTTATATTATTCTTATAAAACAACATTTATTTCATATATTTTTATACTGTCACGGATGTTGAATATACCCCTGTCGCTTTGTATTTGCCCCATACAAGCGTTAAGACCATTTCCCCTATACATTTATCATGTTTGTGTATAAAACGTCTTAAATCGGCTTACACGCTCTCTGACAAGTATTTCACTTCCCTATCCTCCGCATTTCTTTGTCAAAGCACGCTATGAAGTACCTTCTGCAACCATAAAAATCTGTTCTTCCATAACAAATTCTTCCAAGTTTATCATCAAATTCCAGCTTGTCATAACTCTTGTTTTCAACAATTGATTTTATTAAGTACTCTGCAATAGTTTCATTGGCTGTATGAGCCGCCTGTGAAGCCAGAGAGGTATATCTGCCAGACTGTATGTACTCTGTAAGCTGCCTGTACCGCTCTTTGCTGATGCCGTAATGTTGCCAAGAGTGCCGGGGGGCTGAATGGTACTGTGGATCCTGCGGTGTATCGAAAATGCTCAACTGCCTGAAACCGCTATATCTCTCGCATAATTCTTTCTTCCCCGTGCAACCCTCACATTTGCATACATTCAAACATGTCCGGCATAGGCAGGTGTGGCATTTCCTGCGCATGGTATCACCTGCCTTTATATTTCCGTTTAAATCCCGGCATGGCACTATCCATTAAATCTCTCGTAACGTTCATTACAGTTTCGTTTGGGTATTTATCTTGACAAATCGTCAATGCTGCACCATAGCAAACACCTGCATTAAATGAATTTGCTATGATATTTTCAATCTCTTTCTTTGAATATGTCCCTCCAACATCATTATCCATTTCCCTTATCCCTCCTTTTCCTGCACCACTGCGGGCAGTTTGATACTTTTTGCTCAATCAGATGTATTTTTCTTGCTTGTACAGTATTCTGTACCATTCAGAGCGCAATCTTCACAACCTTTGTAATAAAAGCAATCATCACAGTTGCTTATTACGTCCATACACCTTTCTGCGTATTCTTCTGCATTGGCTTTAGGGCACGTTCCATCAACACACGCCACTCCAACATAATCTCTACACCTTTTCATGACTTATCACCACCATTTCTAAACTCTGCCCCAAACATCCTTATGATCGGCTCCCATGTGATGAACTGGCACTTGCAGAATGAGAATAACTCTTCGTCTGCCCTGTTTCGGTACTGCTCCATCAGTTCCGTCCATCTGTGGTTATATTCCGCCATATCATGGTTATTCAGAAACGTCTTGTATATCTCCCAAATCGTGTTTTGGATATGCGTAATCTTTTTATGCCTTTCCTCTATTTTTTTTTGCATGATAATCTCCTAATTACACACTTTTGTTAAAAGTAACACATGGTTACACAAATACGTTACACTAAAAAACCTAGCATTTATGCGGTGTTTACACTGGTTACACCATTTTGTCACTGTTTTTAAAAATCATGATTGATGTATAATATATACATATTTATATACCCTATAACTATCATAAAATTAGTGGTGTAAAAGGTGTAAAAGTGTAACCTCATAGTCAATCAAATGGAAGCTTCATCTGTTCATCAACCTTGATAAAGCCATTATCATCTGTCTCAAATTCTGAATCGTCTGAAACATTTTCCACTTTCACCCAGACGCACCGCACAAGAGTACCATTGATTTTTGTAGGTTTCGTGTTCTTGTCACCGTATTTGTCAATCAGCTTCTTTTTCGCCGCCCATGACAAGAAAGATTTCTTTGAAAATCCTCCTGCCTTGCACAGTTCATCGAAAGCATGATTAAAAAATACCGCAAAATCACCTTTCATAATGCCCCATTTTTCGCAGTTCGTTTCATCATCAAAGCGCATTTCATTCATAGCTACTTTGTCGACTATGTACCGATAGCACCGCTCATTGTCAGATAGTTCATTCCGATCAATAAGCACCTTTTTAGCTTCGTCAATAGAAATATACTGCCCGTCCTTAAAAAGCGTGTCTGTGGCGATTTTATCCGCTGTCAGAATAATGGAAAGTGATATGCTCTGCTTCTGCATCTTTTCATCGTCAAAAAGCTGCTGCTGAAAATCTTTCTGTATCTCCCGGAC